TGTGTTTGTGCATCAATACCTATGATTTCATATTGAATTTGAACGTCAAAGGCATACTGCTCTGCATTAGCCTTTACTATGACGTCAATTAATTTGATTCTAGGTTCATAATTTTCAATAGTATCACGTATTTGTGTATCAATACTAGATGCAGTAAACATATCTATATTATCAAATAACAAATTAGTTACATCAGATCCTAATGCAGGACTGAATGGTCGCTCACCAGGACCAGTAAGAATCAAATTACGAATAGATCGTGCTATAGCATTTTCATTAGTTAATCCAATCAAATCGTAATTAAGTGGATTGACTAAAAAGCTAGCACTTATATCCTTAAATGGTATACTAGTCCTTTGAACAGGCACAATGATACAAGAATTCTACCTTATTTAGTAGACTAATCTTCAGTTAATACTCGCTCAGAACCACAAATACATTCATGATCAGGATGAGAACAATCAGTTGTCTCAAATAATCCATCAGTATTCTTATTCTTAGTATTCTTAGGTGTTAAATTGTCATTAGCAATTTCCCTTAACATATTATTAGGTGCTTGACTCCAATAGTCCCTATGTAAATCATCCATTAATTAAAAATCCCTTTCTATAAAAATCATCATCATCAATGTATCTATACCCTTTAGGTATTACCTCAGGAACTTTATCCCATATAGGTATAGCAACAGTATTGCCATATCTAAAATCAGCATTAGGACGAAAATGTACCTCTATTAATTTATCCCCAATCATCTCAATATTAATCCATTCATACTTATCCTTTAAATCATCCAACACTGGACTCAAAGGAATCTCTTCATTTATTATTTCCCACTTATCCCATTTATAGTATGTTTCGGCGGATTTTAAACCATAAACAACTAAAGTACAATCCCCCCAATGATAATCAATGGATTTATGTTGTCCCTCAAAGATCTCACACCAAAACTCACCTGGATGTAAATGTTCTGTAGTGTTATACAAATATTCCTTTCTGGCATATCTACCCATTCCCATGAAATTCATAGATGGACGTACAATATAAAAACCAGGTGATGGTACTTCTAATCCTACTGGACCACAAGTATAACCACACACCTGGCTGAGTTGTAATTTATTATATACCCACAGATCTTTAGGTGAAATAGAATCCCATTCCTCTGATACTGTGAGTTTATACATTAACGTCCTTGACCTCTATAACGCTTTGGCTTTCCATTACGACTAGTTGCAGCATACTTTGTATGCTTCCCTGTACCCTGTCGAGTTTTCTTGGGTTTGGATTCAATGAATACTGATCCTGACAGTGACTTTCTTACTTTTGACATAATACTTACCTATAGAAAAAAACTTAAATTACACGCATCTTTTCATGTCCAACACGAATTCGTGGATCACACCAAATCTCATATCCAGAATTAATAGCATCTAAACAAAAACTTACATCCTCTCCACACATATCCTGTACTGCACCAGATTCAAATACTTGCATCTTAGGAGCAAACCACGGATAAGGTAATTTCTTACTACCATCCTCATTGAAATCTTCAAAGACACCCTTCTGAATCATTACCCATCCAAATCCAGTATAATCTACAGTAAATGGCTTCTTACGTTTTGTAATACCTTCTACCATCTCATGATTCATAACACCACCATTATTACGGAAATCATCCTCATCTAACCAATGTGCTACTGATGTGGTCTTACCATCTTCTGTACTATACCATCCAGAACTAATAGGTCGCTCAGTACCATCAGCATCTAATGCAACATCACATAACTGCCAAAACTTCTCAGTGCTAAACACAATATCACTATCAATCCATAACTGATAATCATACTCTAACTTACCATCCCACGGAATTTGATTAGGACCACGTAATACATTCGCTCCTAAACACTTACAACGAGCAAAGTTTACCATAGAACTATAGTCCTGACTAATCTGAATGCTCATCCCATTCTGTACTAGATCAAAACATAACTGCACAAAGTTCTTCATAAACGTATAACTACATCCACGTCCAGGTAAACAAAATACAATACCCTTTCCTTTCATTCGCGCCTTGATGGCATCATAATCCCATTCTTCTTTTTTCTTA